GCATTTCTGAGAAGAATTTCTTTAGAAGTGAAAGTTTCTCGCCCTGGAACACAAGTGAAATGGACCGATTGGAAATTTCATACGATTGATAGAGAGAAGAAACCACGTGCAGAACTTGACATGATTGGTCTTATGAAAGAACTTAAGAGTATTAAAGAGAGTTATTCCAAAGTTACCAAAGCTCTAAGAATGGATTTGCCAAAACCATTTGATATGGGTTTCATTAATCAAATGGAAACTGAGAATGAACCTGATGACCTTGGAGAGATACGCTTGCAAGAGGATGATGATGACGCTACCACACAATACATAAATTTGCATGATGGCCTTGAAGACGTTTTACCTCCCCTTGAACAAAATATTGAGAATTTGAGAGATCAGGGAGTTAGAGAAGACGAAGTTTACGAAATCGCAATACCAATTTGGCCTGATTATTCCGAAAAAGAGTATGAACTTAACAATTATACTGTGAAATACAAACTTCCTTCTGCTTTAGGAGATTGTGATGAGAATAAATGGTGTCATGGTGATTGTTTTACTAATTTGGATTACAGTCACTTTGGCGCAAACATCTCCAACAATTTAATTCACAGATTTATCAAAGAATGGAGAGATGATGTTGGTCATTCTACTTTTCTGGGCCATCTTGGAAGACTTCAACTGATCAAAGAAGGAAAAGTCAGCGTTATGAATTTTGTCAAACACGATTTTCTACGTGAAGTTTATCAAAAATTTTCACCCGAAGCTGTTTATGTGATTTATCATACAGAACATACAGATTTGTATCGTCACGAGTCTTTCTTTTGCAAAACGCCGTTAAGTCTTTTTCTGCATGCTTTATTACCGAATTTTAAATTATCTGCAAAGAAATTTTCTTTTTATAATTGCTATCTTGCTTATTATCTCATTAAAGCAGGAGAATGCAAATTGGACGATCTTCATGTAGATAGTGACGTTGATTATTGGTTATCTGAAGCTTACCGCGTTCATGCGCTTAATCATCTGTCACAATCTTTTTCTATCCCGTATATGATCAGATTCGTTCCAACGAGCTGGTTGAAAGATATGGACCCTGATCAGAGAAGATACTATGAAATTTGGAAAAATCAATTACTTGAAGCACTTAAAGATAGTTCAGATGATATCACTTTTGAAGCCACTGGTTTTAAATGGATCATGAAATACCATAAAGAGATTAAATTTCTCACAGCTACTCTCGTGATGATTCTTGCCTTCTTTGTTATTTACAAGTTGTTCAAAAAGAAAGATAAGAAGGAAGAGAAAGTGGTTACCCCTGAAGAAGGGATTGATGTCACTCCTGAAGAACTTGAGACCTTGAACAAAGCCGTTCCTGATATGAAATTTTCGCAGATGCCAGACGGTGGTATCAAGATTGAAGATCTCCCTGAACCTAAAGAGGGAGACGAAGCTGTTTCTATTCCCAGATCTATATGGGATAAAACCATTGGAAAATTTGTTTCTCAATCGTATGGTGGACAACCTGCTCTTAGATTGCAAAAACTCAAAGTTCAGCAAATGGCCTCCAAGCTTAAAAAGGATATTCCTGCTAATGTAAAGATTCAAAATCAAGCCGGAGCAGGCGTTGAAGTATCTCAACAGTACAATGGAGTTGCTAGAAATATGGTTCACTTTTCTATTTTCAAGAAAGGAGAAACTAAAAGTGCTGGAAGACTTCATGCTATGTTTTTGCGACGAAGAATATTGCTTTTGCCAACGCATACTCTCATGTATGCTGGGCCAGATCATAGAGATGTTCAAATTTTCTATCCTACTAGAAAAGAAAATAATCTCTTGGTTATCGAAAACTTTTTTGTTTTCGATAAAGATGTTTGGGTTCCACGTTTTGAATGTTATCTTTTAAATGGTGACCTCATGGTTATCAATTTAGAAGAGATTACTCAAATTCCTTTGGCGAAAGAAATGACTAATAAGTTTATTCCTGAAGCTAATCTTGCTAAAATTACGAATGGACTTACTTCACTCACGACTTTTAAATATGCCAATTCGGTTCTTTCCACCAATACTGTTCAAGCCCCTGCTAAAATTAAGATGGATCTTGTCGTTCCCGATGATGAGAATACTTTCGGGTACACTCTCCGCAATTATGTTTCGTTTAAATATGCCACGGAATCTGGAAATTGCGGTTGTCCTTATTATACCAATGATCCTCATTGTGCACCTGGTTTTTTGTTTGCAATTCATATTGCATACGATAATGTGCGATGTGAAGCTGTAGGACAAATCTTGACTAAAGAGATGGTTCAAGAAATTCTTCAAGCTTGGCCTGCCGTTACACCACAAGCAGAAGAAGATGTGGAAATTCCTCATATGGATTCACAGCCTCCTCCGGTTAATACTTCTGATTGGGATGCAATTTACGCTCAGCTAGACGTTAGAGAGATTTCAGAAGTTAGCATTCACCAACCAACAAAGACTATGTTCCGCCAAACTCCTTGGAGTGGCTTGCTCATTCAAAATAATAGAGTCCCTGTTAAACAGAAACCTTTCGTTAACAAGAAAGGTGTCAGAATAGACCCCAAACTCAAAGCCATGTGGGACTATGCGATCAAACAAAAGGACTTTACTTCTGAGCAGTGGGATATATTTGCTACTTGTGGAGAAGTATTATCTGGTGAATTACCTCCCTGTCAAAACATTGAACCATTAACTTGGGGAGAAGTTGTCAACGGAAGAGTTAGTGCTCTTGGAGTTACTCCCAAAATAGATATGAAGAAGAGTGGCACTTGGAGAGCTTATGTTGAGTTTGGTAAAGCAACCGACAAAGGCGAATTTTTTGAATGTGTTAAACATCGAACGAAGAAGTGCAAGGAATGTTCTACATCTGGTGCTCCTTTTATGCCAGATATGTTTCTTCAACATGATCTCAATGAGTTGGAATATGTTTTGGAATACAAGAAGATCAACTTACCTTTCATTACTTTCTTTAAGGATGAAGTTTTAGATGAAGCGAAAGTAGATGAAGGTAAAATTCGTGCTTTTGATGGATCTCCGATTGAATTGTTTTTGCTCATGAAGCGATGGTTCGGTTCTTTTAGGGAACAAATCACTTCAGATCCCGTGGCATTTCATATGTCGACGGGAATCAATCCACACTCAACACAGTGGAAAACTTTGCATGATGATTTAGATCGTTTTGACCAAGCTTTCGATGGTGACTACAAGAAATATGATAAACATATCATGTTCGAAATAGCCATTTGTGCCGAAAGCGTCATACTTGGTTGGTATGACAGAAAAGCTAGACAGCTGAAGAACCAAAGTGAGAAGACTATGCGATATCACAAGATTAGAGCGAACTTGCTCAATTCCGTAATCATAGTTCTCCATCACTTCAGAAATATTGTTTTCCAAACAGTTGGGCCGAATCCTTCTGGACAATACATGACAGACATATGGAACAATATTATCAACATGCTTTTACATATGTATTGTTATTGCAAGTTTGTTATGCAAGCCCAGCAAATTGAATTTACTAACGAAATTGCAATGTCATTTTTCAGACTCAATGCTATCAATTGTGGTGGTGATGATCATATCCTCACGAACAATATTCCTGGTTACAATTTTCAATTTATCAAAGAGACTATGGCAGAAGTTGGTCATGTTTACACTCCTGCTGATAAATCAGATTATTTCTTATCCGATTTTAAGAGGTTATGTGAAGTTACCTACCTCAAGAGACGTTTTGAAGT